ACTTGTCCTCTCTAATTTGGAAGCTGATTTATACCGGTCTCTCCCGGCTGTCGCGTCCATTGCACGGCGTGCCCAGGCAACATGACGTGTGCCCGCTATTCGCACGGTCGCCGCTTCGCGGTGGATTCATACCGGCCTATCCTCCACCATCCCGCTATCTTTCGATGCCGGCCAGGACGATTTCAAAAAGCGCCGGGCCTTCAACGGCAAGGAGAATGCCTCCGGCCCGGCGCGGGCCTCAACAGCCTGTCTGTGCTACTGCGCGACCCCGGTGATACCGCACTTGGCGACAGCCGAGAACACGCCGTCCGAGGTGGCATACTCCGGCGTTCCAGTAACGGTGATCGCCACGATTCCGTCCGCTTCGGTGTTTTCCACCATCTGAAACGCGAGTTGCGGGAAAGTAAGCTCCACCGAGTTGTTCGAATCGAAGTTCACGCTGAGTACCGCACTGCCGGCGGTTTGCGCCAGGAGCAGGGCAGCCTCGGTCGAGGTCGCCAGCAGCCGCGCCGTGAACTGGAACGACGGGACGCGCGGGCCGATTTCCATCCGGCCGCGCAATTGCAAGCCGCTCTGCAGCCCGGACCCCGGATAGAACCCGGCATTCAAGAGCAGGTTATTCTTCCAGGATACCGACCCGGACATAATGCGCTTGGTCGCCACGAGATCGATGCCGTTGACGGTCAACGCCATCGACGCTGCCAGCATGTTCTTCTCCGACTGCAACGCCGGCAGGGTGACAGCGCTCGGAGTCGTCAGTTTTCCTGAGCCAACCCAGTTCACCGTCATCTTCGAAGACGCGCGCCCCGGTCCGTAAGTGAAGGCGTAAGTGAAGTCTTCGATGGCGCAGCCGATATGCAGATTGTCGATGGCCGCTCCGCCGCCCTCCGCCACCTGTTCCACTACGCTGAAATACGGCAGTTCGAGCGAAGTCCCCGGATCGATAGGCGTAATCGTGTACGTGTAGTTCGGGCTCGAACCGCTCTGCACTACATTGCCAAGCGCGTATGACAGCGCCCACGCCATAAACTCCGCGCTCGCGTACTTCTCGATCCGGTTCCCCACGTCGTAGTGGCTCGGGAACGTCGCCGTCGCGAACTCATGTCCCTTACCGATTTCCGCCGCGTCATTCTCGAACACCGGCTTCGGCGTGGTCAGGCTGGTGTCGATCTTCTTGAACCGCAGAAACGACGCCGATACCGCCGTGATACTGGCCTGTTTCGCAAGTCCCAGGCCAAGGACCAGTTGTTGTACTCTCGCTGCCATGTTACTTGTCTCCCTGAGCCGGGGTCTCCGGCGGAACCTGTTGATACCCCCGAATCATCAGAGGTATGAGTTTTTCGGGGGTCGCATCGACCTCCTGAACGTCCCCCGTGTGCGGGTGGCGAAGTTGAACCTTCTCGGCTTCCATCAGTTATCCCCTATCTCGGGGATCACGAACTCCCCGCGGAAAATGTCGATTTGATCTTCATCGAGCAGGTGGGCGATGCTCGGCGTGTCCATGATGTCCAGTTGGGGCAGGATGTTTAGGCACCGTATGTTCTGGCTCTGCCCGGTAGGTGGCCGGTTGACCATGATCCACCACAGGTCCTCGTAGCCGACCGGATCCTTATTGCCCGCCATGTTGCCCATCCGCAGGTACACGCCGATACGGTGTTTCCAGATCGCGTACCCGTTAAAATTTCCCCCGAGCGTTCCTTCCCACGCCACTAGAACGGAAGGCGCAGGCATCTTATAGATCGTCTCCGCCAGGGGATGTTCGGCGCCCAGTCGGTAATGAAACGCGCTGATCCGCACGGTGGCGTTGCCGCCCGCGGTGACGGTCAACGCCGTCGCCAGTTCTGGTATACCCGCCAGTACGCCGACAACCGCATCCGTGACAAGCGCCGGATTCAGCATTTACATGATCCTCAGTTTTAGAAGAACTCCGGTGCCAGTAGTATCGGCCTTCAGGTCCTGAACGACGTAATTATTTCCGCCGTAGGTGATCTGATCTCCATGAGTTGGCGCGGGAGTAATCGCTGATAAATCCACCCGCAGCCATACCACTGCCGGCTCCGGCCCGAAGTTCGGAGGCAAACTCTCAATCCCCGTGATCGTCTGCGGAGTCAGCCATCCTCCGTCGCCGTCCTGTGGCGTGAACGTCACCGGCACTCCGAACTTCGCCAGTAACACGGCGTTAACCTTCGATTCGATTGCAGCCCAACTCAGCATGTGGTTTGAAGTGTGGGGCGACCCGTCAAGCGCGTCGCCCCCGTGTGTCAGTTGTTCAACCCCGCCGGCCTATGCGTTGCTCGCCAGCGTGTACAGTACCCAGACTTCGACCTGGCCCGCCGTCAGCGGTCCCGTTGCCACCGTCACGTTGATCTTACCCGCGACCGACATCTTGAACGGAGTTGCCGCGCAAGTCGGCGCGATCACCGCATCCAGCGACAGCGTAGCCTTGGGCGTTGCGCTCAGAATCGAATTGCCCGCCGATCCCGCCACTGTCCCAATCGCCAGCGTCGCGGAACCGGCAGCCGTCAGGGCCACCGTCGAATTGACCACGCCCCCGAACACCACCGCATTGATCGGGATGGTATCCGAGTCCGCCGGCGTGCAACTCGCTCCGCCATCGACCGCGTAGTCGTACAGCGCGTGTGCCACCTTCACGCCGTTGACCTGGCCGGAGAATCCCGGCACGCCGAACAACTTCACCCGCACGGTGGCATCGCCCGCAGCCCCGCCCAGAGCCGATGTCCCATCCGGGTTGTTCAGTTCCGCGGCGCCGATCAGCAGGTTAGTGCTCACCGTGCTAGTGGCGGCTCCCGTCGAATCGTTCCAGTACACCAGGTCGCCAGAGGCGAAGGTGCTGGTGTCTTTGGCCAGGTCGAACACGCCCGCCGTCAGAAACTCGCCCAAGGCGCCCGACGCATAAGTGGCCGACGCCACGCCGAAGACATTCCCGACCTTGCAACCGCCCCCCGTGCTCACCGCGTAGGGGGCAGTCAGGGTCAGTCTCTTCCCTTCATGCACAAAATTTATCATCTGATTCGTCTCTCCCTTGTTTTTGGGTGGGGCGGGCCTTACACCGCCCCATCAGGTTTCAGTTCCCGGCGCCCTACGCCGTGTTCTTTTGCAGGCCGCGGAAGTCAATCGCGCTCGCCGCGAAATCTTCCCGCACCTTGATTTCGATGCCGTCCACGTCGAACCCCTGGCGGGTTTCGATGTAGATACCCTGCTGCCCTTCCAGGTAGCAGTATTCGATGGTATCGATGGCCGAGTTGTCGGAGATCAGATACCAGGAGGTGGTGCTGTTCGCGTCCAGACGCGGCTCGGTGATCGGCACCAAGCTCATGATCCACGCGGGAATCACGCCGGTAACGGCGGTGGCAGCCAACTGCAACGGGTAGATCAGTTGCAGTCCGGTCGTCTCCAGTGCGGCCGGCGTCACGAGGAAGCGCGGCGTCAGGTTGAGAATGGTCCCGTTCTGAGCTTTCTGAAGCCGCAACTTCGCCTTGGACGTTCCCAGCGTGGCCAGCGCCAGAGCGCTGCCGGTGTTGAGGTTACTGTGACCGGCGACGAACAGCGCCAGGCCGTCTTCCCCCATGTTCCCGTTGGCGGTGATGATACCCCACACCACATCGCTTTCCATGCGCGCCGCGGCGACGCCCATCACGGCCGGAACGCGGGTGAACATCTGGAGATCGTCATTAATGACCGCCTTGCGAGTCAAGGCAACGATCTTGCCGAAGGTCTTCAGCGAATAGGACTGATTGGTGTCCTTCAGGTTCGCGCGCCGGAATTCGCCACTTTCGTTCAGTTGTTCCAGTGCCGGAGCGTCCGAAAGCTGCACGCGGTTCAGCGGTTTGAAGTCCGCCGCCGTCATCATCCGGCAGAACGGCTTGAAAGTCTGCGGATAGGCCTCGTAAGCCTGCCGCGCCGTCTTGTTGGCCACGTTCGCCAGGATCGACGGGAAGTCCGAAGTCGATTCAGAACCGCCCGCGAACGTCTCGACGCGCCGCGGAGCCCGCGCGTAGATCAGGCATTCATCCGCCACGCGGTCCCGGCTCCAGCCCCGCGTGCTGTGCCCCGCCAGTTCCAGGGCTTCGCGCCCCATCTCCAGCATCGTGAACCCGCGGTACTCGCGGCCCTTCTCCTGGAGTTCCTTCTGGTAGTCGGGGCCGTACCCGCCCAGAAACTCGGCGGTCGCCGTTCCGTCGTGGCGCTGTTTCTTCGCCAGCCCGAAGTTCGGATCGGACCGCAACAGCATGGCGGCCTGCATCTGCGCCAGTTTGGTCTCATTGCCATCGCGCGTCAGGCTCACCGCCGTCTGCGGCTTGAACTTCTCCGTGTTCGCGGTAAGCTCCGCGAAGATCTGCGCCCGCGCCTCTTCCACAGACGCGCCGCTGTCGATCAGCTTTGCGGTGAACACGTCCGTGATTCCGTGGTTCTTCATCGGCTCCGCTATCGCCTTGATCTCGGCGGCGCGGCCCCGTTCGGCCGTAATAGCTTCGGCCTTTGCAGCCTTCAGTTGCTCTATAGCTTCGGCCTTTGCAGCCTTCAGTTGCTCTTCGGTGACACGGGCCGCATCGCCCGCTCCCTGAGAGGTCGTTTCCATTCTGTCCTCTTGTGGGCTAGTTGCCCGTGTTACTCCTGTCGGTTGAGCCGTCAGGAAAGTCGTGTTGAAGTCGGCCGGTACGGTCACCGGCGAAATCTCAAATGGCTCCCAGTTCGTGGCGACATACGACTTCTTGCCGTCTTCGTCCTTTTCGAGTTCCATCGAGTTGATCCAGGTTCCGAAACTCAGATTCCGCACCGTCCCGGTCTGGATCTTCCCGAACAGTTGCTGTGCATCCTCGTCCGCTTCGTCGAACTTGAGCGTTGCATGTCCCGCCGGCCCCTTCGCCCAGGCTTTCAATACCACGCCCACCTGGGCCTTTGTCCCGGCCTTTTCCGCCATCAGCGAACGGAAGTCCGTCCCCGACATGTGGTTGTCGAAGACTGCCGCGCCCGCGTTCAGCCGGTCTAACCGGCAGCCGGCCATGTCCAGCCGGAGCATGTATTCTGATCCGGTTTCCGGGTCCACTCTCGGCACCGTCGCGCCGCTGTACCACACCACATCGACGGTACGTTCCTTCGCGTCAAGCGTCTCCGGCAGAACGCCTGATTCCTCCGCGGTTACGCTCGCGAAGTGCTCTTCGCGCGGTGCCGCGAACGTGATCGCCTCGCGCAGTTCCGCCGCCGCCTTCAGGTCCGGCACGTCCGCCCCGGCGTCCTTGTAGTGCGCGGCTAAGTGCGCGTGAACGCCCTTACGGTCCCCCGCCGGAATGTCCAGCCCCCCGCCGTTCAGCCGTCCCATCGCCGACGCCACGCCTTTCATGTTTGCCGCGCCTACCTTCCCATCCGCCGAAACGTTATGATGTGGCAGCTTGTATGCCGCCTTCGTGAGCGCGTCCTTTGAATCGTCCACATAGGCGTGCATAGCGCGTAGCTTTTGTTTCGTCGGGCTATCGCCCAGGCGTTTCAGGTTCTCGCCGGCATCCCACGCCCCGTCTTTGTCGGTAGCCGTGTGATGCACGCCAATCGCGCCCAACTCTTCGCGGTTCAATAGCGCCATTCCCCCTCCCTTTCTAGGCCTTCACGGCCTCGTAGTCTTTCTCGCCAAACTCGGCAAGCTGCCAGTTCTGTTTTTGCAGCCAGGCGAGGTGTCCTTCATTCCCGTTCCCGCCGCGCCGGTGCCATTTGATGAGGTGCTGATAGAGATGGAATACATCCATCTCGCCAGCCTCGCCAGCCTGTTTGCACAGATCGACGTATCGCGTCACTAGCGTCTGCTCCGCGGCTATCGCGGCGGCCTGAATCGTCGTCACGGACGTATGCGTAACCGCCCGCCATGGCGCAAACTCCGGCGCGCCACCGTCGAAGAACAGCACTGCGCTGGCCAGGTCTTTCATATAGCCCTCGCACTGTTCGTGCAGGTTTTTCAACCCGTCCGCTAGGCTCAGCCCAAAGCGCTTCACGTTCCGCTGGTCAAGCAGGTATTGCAGCATCAACGATGCTTCAAGGTTGATAGCTTCCTGCAAGCCGGCCATCACCTTTGGGTCGCACTTCATACGTCGCTCTCCTTATGTGTCAAACGTTCTCTGCCAACTTCTCCGGTCGCGGAAGTAATCCCGGCCCTTCTCTTCATCGGCCTCCGCCTTAGAGTCCGGCACGGCTTTTGAGCTCGGCGTCCGTTCCTCGGTGTCCGCCCGCTGCTCCGCGCCCTTGTCTGTGGTGTTACGTGGGTCACTGTCGAGGATGATGCCGAGTTTGTCTAACCGCCCGTTGATGTAGGCGATTCGTTCCAGCCGTTCCTCGGGATCGTATCCGTTTTCGAGGATCTTCTCGAAGAGGTCCGAAGTCCCCGTGCGGATCTGCTTCCGCTCCGCGTTTGCGTCTTTCTCGGGATCGACTGATTCAAACTTCGGCGCCGTCCATTGCGTCGAATAGAGTTTTATCTTCGGATCGTCGGCAGCTTTCGCCGGCACCTTGCCCTGGACAATCAGAGTGTCGATAAAGCGCCGTCGAGCCGGCATACAGAACAGTGGAATCAAGGTAAGCCAGCGCCCATTCTCCACGGTGTTCCGGAATCCGAGCATCCCGCCGCGCCACGAAGAGAAGTTCACTTCGCTCATGTCGCCCGTGCCCAGTTCATAGGGCAGTCCGATGCCGGCCATGATCGCCTGAAGTTCAACCTTCTTGTACTCCCGATATCCGCCCGCGGACTTCGGTTCGGCAATCTTGATGTCTTGCCCCGTCTTCAGGTACTTAATCATGCCGGGCTCGAACGTCTCGACCGGCTGACCGCTATTCGGATCGGTCGTTTTGTCAAGTCCAAGTGAATCGCCGTCCGCGCCCTCGGGTTGAGTCACGAAGCCGGTCATGCACGCTTCGATTTTCTTTCTGACCCGCTCGGCGTCGCTGTAGTCTTCGAGGTCGCGTAGTGCCAGCATCACTGGTGCTAGCCACGGCACCCCGCGTACCTGGCCTGGCCGTAGCACGCGATATATGTGCATGATCTCGCGCGCCGGAACTGGAACACTCACAATGCCGCCGCGAGGGTTCAGAATCAGAACCGATCCTGGATGGTACGTGTACAGCCAGTAATTTAGTCGGCGTCCGATTGCATCGAACTCCACACCTTGCATGACGTGGTTGCCGCCCGGCAGCCCCATCGTGCGAGCCTGATCCAGGAAGTCGGATTCCAACATCTGAAGTTGGTACGGAACCCGCAGCTTGTCCGATGCCAGCCGCGACCGATGCCGTACCAACATCTCGCCCGACTCCACCATGGAACGCATAACCAGAGCCTGCATCCCGTAGAAATCCACCCGCTGCGGTGTGTCGCACTGCTCGACAAAGTACGGCCATTCGTTGTCGATGATCTTGTCCAGGTCCGCGTCGCCCGTCTTCGAGCGCGGCACAATCCCGGTCCCTACCAGGTTCCCGACAAGCTCATCCACCGCCTTGGCCGCGTATGCGTTGTTTCGGATCAGATCCCGGCTGCGGTTTCGCATCCAGATCAGCGACCCCATCAACTCGACGTTGGCATCCGCCGCGCTCGCGTACCATCCCCAAGCTCGCCGGCCACCCACCGCCGCATCGTATGAGAAACGGTGCGCGCGGCGGGAATTGATTCGCTCCATCTCGCTCGACATCACGTCGAGCGCGAGGCGCGCCCTAGTCCGGCGAAGTGCCACACGTGGCGCAACTACGCCCAGTGCCCGGTCAATCG